GGTTCGTCCTCGCCCCGCGTCAAGGGCGTGCCCGACGACCTGCGCAACCCGGACGACATATCTAGCGCGCATTGCGCCGACACCAATATCCGCGACCTCTGGACCAAAAACAAGATCGACAGGAAGTGGAAGGTGCCGGCCTTTCACCTCTATACGACAGGCCCCTGTTTCATCCGCGGCTTCTGGAATACCGACGCCGTGCAGTACGGCGAGAGCGTGGAACCGAAGATATCCGTCGTCACGGGCGCCGACGGGCTGCCCATGCCGGAAATCGTCGGCACCGAATGCTACGCCAACGGCGATGCGGAAATCAGTTTCCACAGCGTGCTGGAGGTATCCATCCCGTGGGAAGCCAAAGAACTCCGTAACAACTTCCTGCGGCTCGAACGGATGATGTCGAAGTGGTCGCTGCTCGCCAAGTATCCCGGACCGCTCGATCAGTATCGCGGCGGCGAAGTGCCGGACGACGACGCCTCGGCGGCTAGCGCCGCGGCCGCTGAGGCCGAACAGGCGACCTCAACGCCTTCCGGCATGGCATCGAGAAAACAGAACCAGTGGCGCTTTACCGAATGGTGGATACCGCCGCACCTCTACGAAGCCGTCGTTTCGGAAGAAGCCCGCGCAATTTTCAAAAAGCAGTTCGGCCACGGACTCTATATCGCCCGCGTGGGCAGCGTAACGGTGGAGATCAACGAAGGCCAGGTAACCGACGAGTGGACGGTCTGCCCGGTCAATCGCGGCGAGAAGATCATGGAACGGCCGATCTGTTCCGACGGCGTTCCCATTCATCGTGCGATTCAGGATCTGTTCGGCATGTCGCTCGAAACCATTCTGCGCGCCATTACCCAGACCATCATCGACTCGGGGCTGATCGACAGAGAAGCGGCAAGCACTAAGGAAGCCATTCCGGCGGAGATGATCCCGACGGCGCTGCCGGTCGACGGCGACCTGAATAAGCGCATTTTCCAGATACCGCCCGCGCATCTGAGCGATCAGGCGCTGCCGCTGGTAAACCTGTTACGCACCACCATGCAGGAAATCATGGGCATCCGCCCGGAACTGACCGGCGGCGGGCAGCCGACGCAGACGTACAGGGAGGCCAAGCAGCGCAAAGACGCGGCGCTGGCTCAGCTGGCGCCCCAGGCGCAGTCCATGCGCGACGCAGCCGAAGACATCGCCCGTATCCTCGTTACCCTGCGTGCAAAATTCGGATCGGGAACCGTCAAAGCGCAGCGCAAGGGCGCCTACGGCGTGGAGACCGACGTGGCCGAGATGGCGGATCTTCAGACCTCCGGCTGGCATGCGGAGTCCGACGATCAGTTCCCGCTGACGCTCTCCGATCAGCGCGACGCCGTTTTCAGTTTATTGAAGGACGGCCTCCCGCCCGAGGTGCAGCAGGCGCTGGGAATTCTCGATCCGCTCAACATCGAGACGCTGCTCGACTACCTGCAGATCAGCGGTTTCACGAGCGCTATTGCAGAACAAAAAGAGAAAAGTATGGGTGACGTAAATCAGTTGCTGCTGGCGCAACCGCTTCCCGGACAACCGGGGCCGGACGGTCAGCCGGGGCCGCCGCAGCCGTCGGTGCCGCCAGACCCGTTCGACAATCACCAGCTCGTGGCTACAATTCTCGCCCGCTGGCTGGTTTCGCCGGCAGGACAGAAGCATACCGGTACGCCTGGTTTTTCAAATGTCCAGGCCTTTTGGGCCGCGCATAACGCTTTGGCGCAGCCGCCCGTGCCGCCACCGCCGCCGGCACTCAGAGGAAGTCTTGCTCTCAGCGCCAAAATGGAAGATTACCCAGCGCTCCTCAACGAGGTACTGGTCGGTGCTGGCTTGCCGCCAAAGCCGCAGCAGCCACAGACTCCCCAGCCAGCGCAAATCGTCGCTCCTCAGCCCGCTATCGGTGCTCCCGCGCCGATGGGCGGACAGCCGCCGGCAGCGAATCCGCTGATGGCCAGTCCCATACCGCCATTACCCAACGGAGCGCCGCAGGGGCCGCAGCCCATGCCGGTACAGTAGGACTATATGGCAAGGACTCTGCTTATTCTCGGAGTGCTCATCGCCGCTCTGCTGACTTCTCAGATTACGCAGTATCCTGGACCATCCGCCACGCCATTAGTAGTTCGTGAAGTGCCAACAGGAACGCTTAATGGAGTAAATCAGACATTTTCACTATCGTTTACTCCGAAGCCTGACGCATCGCTCTTGTTATTCATTAACGGTATCGCGGAGACTCCGGTTACTGAATATACGATCAGCGGCGGCGTGATTACATATATAAATGCGCCGGCCGCAACAGACCGCATGATGGCTTGGTATCTGCATTGAGGGGATAAATGGCACAGCGCGGCAATATTTCTTTTGATGCGATTCAGACGGCCGCAAGGCAGGGTACCGGCACACAGTTCCAGATGGCGGGCGCGGGCGCCAAGGTGGCCGGTAACGCGCTGATCTACGACGCCAACGGCAATGCCATCGACTCGGGCGCGCCGCCCGGCGGCGGCGCTTTTCCCCATACCGCCAATCTGATCGAAGGCGACGGCGCTGGCAACGGCGCCGACTCCGGCATCGCGCCGGGGAACGTGGCGCAGCAGAACGCCTCCCTGACGCTGGGGGCTGCCAACGCCCTGCAGGGCGATGCCGCAGGATGGCAACTGGCGACCGTGCCGGGGCAACCTAAATATCCGGTCCTGAAACCTGTGGCGGCGAACAGCGGCGCTTTCAGGATATTTATACTGCCTGGCTCGGACGGCGCGAGCAGCGAACTGGGTGTCGGTAATGCGGCCGATCCGTCTCTGACAAATCTGGGGTTATTTCAGATTCACGTCAGAGACGCCGTGGCGGAGATTGTAAGTGGCCATTTCGGCACCGGGGTTCCGATTACCACGCAGAACTTCGGCGAAAGCCTATCCACTCAGTCAGCGACGCTGCAGACCTGGAACATTCAGTTCGGCGGAACGAATAAATTCACCGTTACGCCAACTTCCGTAACCGTGCCGACCGCCGACGGCACCGTTCACCCGCTTGATTTAATCGCCACCTCGGGCGTGGTCAATCACTACGTTTCTTTTATCGCCGCCGATTCGCAGAATGGCGTTCCGGCCGCCGGATTTAACTGGGCGTCATCGCAGAACAGCCTGATAAACCCGGCCAATATGATCGGCAGCAATACCGTAATGGGGGTACTGCCCTTCCCAAAAGCGGCCGCGCCGGAAATGCAGGGTAACTTCTTTCTCGCGCCAGAATTCGTGTCGAATTCAGCTATCGGAGTAACGATCTACTGGCGCTCGGCGGGATCGGGACCGGTTGTATGGTCGCTCGGCAGCGCTGTATCGACTCCCGGTGGCAGCACGGACCCAACGCTGACAGTAACTGCGGTAACGGATTCTGTCACCGCCGGAACCCTGTGCGTGACCACGTTAAGCGTCACCCCCGCCGCTGGTGCCAACGGCCTGTTCTTCTTCAGCCTGACGCGCAGTACCGGCGACGCCGGAGACACGCTAGCGCAGCCGGCTGATCTCATCGGCGTCGTTTTCCGGCTTAAAATGCAGAACGTCTGAGAGGGGATCTTCATCAATGTCATTCATTTACGAACGTGGACGCGAAGCATTTCTGAACGGACAGATCTCCTGGGGGAACGACAATATCAAAATCGTTCCGCTTAACTCGAATTACGTGGGTGGGGCGACGGCGCAGTTTGCCCACCAGTACTATTCTGATATTTCAGCGTACGTGATTCAGTCGAACGAATACTGCATTACGCTCGGGAGCAAGACCAGTAATCTGTCCGTCGCCCTTGGTACGCAGGGCGGCGTGGCGGGAGCGGCCAACTGCACGTTTCATTCGATCGTTACCGGATTAACTTTTTCCTATCTGGCGATATTCAAAGATACGGCTGTTACAGTTAACGGGCAACCTGCCACGCCCGGCACCGCGCCCCTGATCGCCCTCATAGATTCCGGTTACGGCATTGGCCTCCAGACCAACGGTGGTGACATTAGCATCACATTTGATCCAGTCAATAAAATTTTCGTTCTGTAACGGAACATGGCTAACCTGGTAAGATTCGGCAACTCTTTCACCAACGCTCTGTGGGCTAAGCAATCGGGCGTGAATTTTACCGATAACTACAGCGGTCAGGCCGATCCCAACGGGACGTTTACCGCCTCGCAGATGGTGAAGACTGTGCAGAATTCGGGTGAATTTCAGCAGGACGTAACACTCAGCCCGAACACTACCTACACGGCTTCCCTGTGGGTCTACTACGTTCTGTCCGGGGCCGCGCAGGGGCAGTTCAAGTTCTGGTCAGGTTCGGCGAATACGACCAATACCGCTGTCACTATGACGCAGAACCCTCCTGGCTGGGTGCGGCAGGTGTGGACCTTTACTACGCCATCGTCGCTGTCAAATCCCAATATCGGATGGCAGTCGAGCGCAACCATCAATACGCCCGGCGCGACCGTTGTGATCTGGGGATTCCAGTTCGAAGCAGGTTCAACGGCGACCACCTATTTTCCGATTTTTCCCCTCACCGACAACCTACAGACCATTCCGGCGTCCGGGCGCACCGGATCTTTCACAGCCACGCTCGGGGTAACCGTCGCCAGTTATGGAACCGACCGCAACCTACTTATCTACGGCAACTCGCCAGGCGCTCCAGCCAATCTGAACACCTATGGCGATACGGCCAGAGTGTGGTCTTACGATGCCACGCATATTACCTGGAAAGACGCAGCCGACTGGTTTCCGCCGCAGGCCACCTTCGCGATTTGGAATACGGCGCTGGGATGGACGGCGGTAAACGCGGCGCCGGTCAGCGCTGGACTCGCTCCCGATACGCGGCCCTCTCTGAACGTGGATATCGCTATCGCCAACGGGGGAGCCGATGGCGCGCGCTATTCATTCGTGAGCGGCGCGCTGCCCGCAGGCATGCAGGGATCGTGGAACTCATCGGGAACCGTACTGCTGGCGGCGGCCATGTTGTCGGGATATCTGGTGCGTACCAATATTTACGCGCCACCATATTCCGCTTCTACGGCTGCTACCGCTCAGATCAGGACTACCGATGTCATCGGCAACACGCGCGTTTCTGCCGCCTTCACGCTGCCCACGGCAGGCGGTTGGGTTCTGGTACAGGATTATCTCGAAAAAACCGGCGGGCAGTCGGTCGATGCCGGATACAGTGCGGCGGCTATAAGTACGGTCGATATTCTGATAAAAACGACCAATGCCGGAGGTTTTACCGCATCCGTTTATATCGAATACGTCGATTTTCAGGCAGACGTAAACGCTCCGGCCTTTCTGACCGGCCGCATTGTGTCCGAACTGATTCCGGCCACCAGTACGCAGAATCTGCTTAGCCATCAGACTGGACTGACGCCGGGCCGGACGTATACGGCATCGTGCTATCAGCGTCGCGTGACCAGCGGAGACCCGGCTATTCAGTTCCAGTATTTCCAGCCCACGGCAACGCTCGCGTCGTTTTCCTGGAGCGCGTCCGGGAACCTGCTGGGATGGCAGGCGGCTGGCAACGGTGTGGCCGATCTCAAGCAGTGGGCGGGCAATCTCGAAGCGGATCTGAATTTGTCGGCGGCGAATCCCATCGGAGAGATTTTCTTCAATCTGGCCGGCAGTCCAAGCGTCAACCTGACCGCGCTCGTCAACGGCGACGGGTCGTACAACGTGGCGGAGGCCAGTTTCGGCGTCTTTGGCTACTACGGATCGTTCTCCGGCACCGGCGTGCAGAATCAGTTTCGCATTTTTTTCGAGGATACAGGAGGCAAGCGCCGGTACAGCGCCGCGCAGTCTCCGGCGGCAGGGAGCGGGGGAACGTATTACGGCGACTACGCCAGTCTGACCCTGAACCTTACCGGGGCGACCATCGACAGCGGATTCGATCCGACCCATCTGGTGCGCATCGGCGTGCAATTCACCGTCCCCTCCGGCGCGGCTGGCTACGTCGGAGCGGTTACCTACACAATAAGCACTCTGGCGGCGCAGCAGCAGATCGTCAATTCGAGCTATCTGAGCGGGCCGGTAGGATGGAATCGATTCTCGTGGACTTTTACCGCTCCCAGCTGGTCTAATTCCGGTGCGTCTTTTGCCATCGTTCTGCCAGGCATTACCCCGGCGTTCATTACCGGCCTGCAGATGGTGGATGGACTGACGCCAGATCCGTATGCGTATTTTCCGTTTACTCTGCGTGTGGACGGATCGGCGGCGGCATCAGGGGCGGCGGTCAGCGACACCGCCACAGTGTCCGTAAAGACGGGAAATCTCGCCTGCGCAGTGCCTGCTATCGTGCGTTTCCGGCCAACAGCCAATCCTTATGGTCTCAATCTGGGAGCGGTTACTAACTATACGCCGGAATGGATCTTTCTCGATCAGTGGAAGCAGTCTTCTCCATGGGTCGAAACCCGCACTGCAGACGATACCTGGGACCCGAACGGCATTTACGGGCAGGCTATTCCCGGCCTGTCGCTGGATGCTGACGGGTGGCCGATGGCGCTGCCATCCGGCATGGCGCTTTATAAACTGATGCAGCGCGGCTCCGCCAATTATCCGACCGGTGTTTACACGGTTCTTTACGACGGCAACGGTCACATCCGGTACGATTCCAACGCCATCGGAACGCATCAGACAACGCTTCTGTCTTCTTCGGCGGCCGGTTCTAATACCACCAGGCATCTGGTGCAGAACAACGGCGGGACTAACGGCATCCTGATGAAGATCGATCAGATCGATTCGGCGAATCCGCTGCGCAATGTACGCGTTATTATGCCGGGGTTCGAGCCGGTATACGCGGCGCAGGTCTTTCATCCCGACTGGCTGAAGCAGGTCCAGATGTTCCGCACGTTCCGGTTCATGGAATGGCAGAACACCAATAACTCAACCATCGTGAACTGGAGCCAGCGGGCCGTGCCGTCGAATTGCAATTACAGCGGGGACCAGACGGGAGTACCGCTGGAGATTATTATTCTGTTATGCAATCTGCTGCAGGCCGACTGCTGGATCTGCGTGCCTCCATACGCTTCCGACGACTACGTGACGCAGATGGCGGTGCTGCTGAAAAGTACTCTCGATCCCGGCCTGCGCATCTGGGTGGAATACGGCAACGAATTCTGGAACGGCAGTTTTAAAACCAACTGGTACTGCACCAATACCGGCGCGGCCACGGGCACCGGCGCGGCCATGTTCGGCTCCGGCGCGTCTTCCTGGCAGAACAACTATACGTATTACGCGCAGCGTACGGTCCGGATTCATGCCCTGTTCGATCAGGTGTTCAGCGGTGTAAATCGTTATGTACAGCCGGTGAACGCGTCGCGCAGCGTACAGACGCCGCGTCTCGTTAAAGTAATCGGCACACAGCACGCCAGCGCCGGGGTGACTACTTCCATACAGGCGGCGGCGCGGTTTTTCTGGGGTAATACTTACAAGCCAGATACGGTTGCGGGCGGTTATTATTTCCCGCCGTCCGACACATGGGTAAACGCGCTCGGCGCGCAGATCATCAACACAGTGGACGATCTGTTTGCCGACGCCGCCGCGCAGAATGTCAG